GGAAAAGATGCAGATGACGACTTTTTATACGGCGCTAGAGCCGGCATAATTGAAATTGAAAAGAGAGAAAGGGCTAGATATGATACTAAGATTGATAGAGATACTGATACTACTGGAAACGGATAGCGGCATACATGACAACGGTAATGCGATTGGACCCCTACAGATAAAGCCTATCTACGTGAGGGATGTAAACCGGATAGCTAAAGGCGGGTTATTTTTCAAACATGAGGACGCCCGGGAACTAGATAAGGCCGTATCCATGGTCCATATCTACCTGAGGTATTACGAAGGTAAGTTTTACCAGCGACACGGCTATAAACCGAGCGTCTACCAGTTGGCCATGATGCACCGTTTAGGCCCTTTCGGTTACTCCCATGAAGATCATGACTATGGTAACCGGGCCAGAAATTTATACGAATCACGCGCTAAACGCGCACTAAACAAGAGCTGAAACTAGTGTTTCATATGTATGGAGATTGCCTTTTAGAGTAGAAATTACGCAGACTAGATAGTTATATGGATACACTTAGGCCCTTTCGACGGAGAGGGCCTTTTTACGTTACAGCTCAATCACTGCACGTGCAACACATCGACAGTTAATATCATGGCCCGGGTGACCAGTAACCGGGTCAGGTTTATCCCATCGGAATTTTTTACCATTGTTATCTAAGTGTGATTTCCTTACGCGCTCATCTCCAGACGTCTGCCAGATATACTCTTCAACACCTAAAGCCGCTTGTCTCTGGTGAGTTATCAGAGCGTTAGTTTTCTGCGTTTGGTCCCGTGCTATCAGTTTGGCCCGGTTCTTAGTAACCTTTGTCAGCTTCTGGATTTCACGAACCAAGCTTCCCACCTTATCACCCTCATTAACACCAGAGTAAATTATCTCACTGAGCTTTTTATAGTACTCATCTGGGATGCTCTGTATGAGGTCGACGTTAACCCTTATCTGGGCTTGGATGACATCCGTTAAAGACTCTTGGGCTACAATACGCTGTAAGCTAATACCAGTTTGCCTCTCAATGCCTTTATTAAACTTTTGTATGTTGTTCTCAGCTTCACCCCTAACTGCATCAGAGGCCACCTTTTGAGAAAAAGCGTCTACGTTACGGTACCGGCTTTTAATGCCTGACATGATACCATTTAGGGGGATAGTGAAACCGACATCCTGTACGAACTGTGATTCAACCTGCCTAAGATAAGGCACCACCGAGGTGAGGACGTCCTGACTCATTTTGTTAATGAGTAAGTTCATGTCCCTCCGATACTGAGCCGCCACAATACGGGACGGCTTTATAGCGGGTGCTATTATAACATCACTCTGATTTTTCTTCCGGCGGAATTGGTTGTGTTTGATCCGGTCCGCTAAGCTGAAGGGAATTAACTGTGGCATTTAATAGTTCCTCATTTTCGTTGTTTCCCTCATCGATAGCTCCCTGCAGCTCTTTAACATGCTTCTCGTCAATAGTGCTGTAGACTTTATCCTGCATTAGCTGTTCAGCTACATGGGCCTCAGTTATGACGCCGTTGAGTAGGTAAATTTGGTCACGTTGAGCGTTATTAAACTCACGTGTAGCACGTTCCGCGTCTGACTCCTGCCATAGAGGGTTCCACTTGTATTCTTTGATGCCGTCCGGCACATCACCCCAGAGGCTACGGGCTACCATCTCGTCAATCAGTTCCATGTGAGGATCTAAAGAAGTTTCCTGCTGTGACTTGATACTGTCATAGTAATTACGCATATCACTTTCACCAGTGGCATTCAAGCCCCCGGGAGCATTACCCATAAAACGGGTTGCGGGTATATCCACAACAGCGGCTAACAGGCCATAAAATTTGTCAATTAAACCGTCAATCCCGGTAGCTGGTGCCGCTCTACTGGTGAACTGCTCATCAGCGTCAAGAACAACCATGTTATGAAGGGATTTAGCAAGGGTATGTGTTTCAAACCTACGCTGTACAATCTTCTCACCATCTGGCGTGGCAAGGACGTTAGCCAAATTTTTGATACTAACAATGTCTATGTTCAGCTCATGCATTAGGGCAGCTATTGAGTCTGAGACCGTTGTAGCATTACTGAGCTCTTTATAAACAGAAGCTAAAACCGATTGATGCCAGTACCGGTTTATTTGAAACTCTCGGCGTGGGAGCTTCTTACCATCGAAACGTATTACGCGGGAATGGTGTACCCGGTGGCCCGCTCTCATGCCGGTAAACGAGTAATACTCAGGCATTAAATACATTGGGCTTGTGGGGTCCTGATTGACGAGTTTATCCGGGAAAGTGTATGAAGCGTCAACAACTGTGAAGCCTTTTAGCTCACCTTTACCGATGCTATCCAAGACAAGAGGCTCTGACAAATCATCGTCACCATTCTCTATGATTGGTACCAATAAAGCGCCACCATATAAACGGGCAAGGCAGAGGGATTCAAAAACTTTGGATTTTACAGAGAGCCGCTTTTCTTCCTTGATAAAGGCTTTAGTTTTCTCATCATCTAAGTCAGCGTCTGAAAACGTCCTCCATTCCCGGGTCATGTCTTGGGGGATAATCTCAACGATTTTACGTGAAATAGCCGTCCCGCTAAAAATCTGCTCAAGCTCCTGATAGCTACGGGCTATGGACATAAACTGCCCATATGCCCCTTTATCCCTGCTAGTATTCGCGCCTGACATGATGTTGACTAGGTCATCTGTAACCATTGCCTGCGCTTTACGTTTAGGCTTCTTAGCTCTACCTTTCATTTTCTCTATCTCCTAGAATCATGACCACACCGAACCGGATTGGCCTTTTAATAAAATATCTACCGCATCTAAGGCGGGGTCAACTTGGTCATCATGAGGGTGTGTGTCATTAAGACTGAAGTCCTCAAACTCCATTAAAAAATCGTTTAACCATGGTGCATGAGAAGGTAACACCACTAAGCCTGAAGCAAAATAGCTGTGGCAATCAATAGCCCTCATTCCCTTCCCGTCACCGGCGTTGCGCTGTACATCATTGCAGGGAATACCCTCCATTCTTAATTCTTGAATAAGGCCTGTACCGCTTACCTTATCCTCAATATAGAAAGCATGAGCTCCCACCTTTGGACCGATAGTTCCTCCGCCATAGTCAGCCCAGAGCTGTTTTGCAACTGCTTTGAGCTCGTAAGAAAACCACTTCCCCCTTTCTTGATGAAGTAAGTAGATACGGTTGTCCGTGGCTTGGCCCCACACTTGAAATACGCTATAGTCATTATGTGTACCTTTCTTCTGGGCAGTATCCGCGGTTATGATTTTCCGCTTCCATACTATGTTTTTTAACATCTCTGGGGTGTGGTATGCCCAGTGCTCAGCCTTAAAGAAGTTACCACCAGCAATAGTTGGATTTTGTTGGTAGAGGGCAGACCATACGAGAGCAGAGGTTTTACAGTCCTCAACGTACTCCTTGTTCATGCGCTCAGGGAATAAGATTTCACCTTTCTCCCGGCTCTGGTACTTGATGCCGCCTAATTGGATATACTCTTTTTTAGTGGCCTCCATAGGAAAACTCTCTATGTGGTAGCCATCCCGGGAGCCGTCCTTCATACGATCAGCTATTTTCCCGCCTAAATCCTTCTTATGCCAACGGGTCATAATCTGTATTATGCCGCTGCTCTTAACGTTACGACGTGTATAGAAAGTGGAGTCATACCACTCCATATTTGACGCTTGTACTGTAGGAGAGCTGGCCTCTTTGTAATCTTTTACCGGGTCGTCAATTATGCCGATGTCAAAACCCATACCGTTAATACCGCCGCCAACACCTGCAGCCTTATAACTGCCTGTGGTCAATCGGTGGTTTCTGTCAACGATTTCCCACTCTTCATTTGTTAGGATAGCCCGGTCACCCATACCACTTGACTTTCTACCATCTGAGAGGCATGTGTCTGGGAATACTTCATGGTAGTTTCGGTCTGTTATGATCCTTTGACAATCCCGGCTCATCTTGTTGGCTAATGAGGACCCGAAGGAACACGCCATAAGAAAAGAAGTGTTATCCTGCCCAAGTGCCCAAGTAGGAAAACGCCTAGAAGCTATCTCACTTTTGCCGGCTCTTGGTGGTGCATGGAGCATCAACCGGGGATTTTTCCCGGCTTTGTAGTCTTCATAAAATTCTTGCATCACCCCGCATAGGTACGACGTGAACCAGCCCCATTCATAAGAGGGCATGGTGTAACGGATAAACCCTTCAAAATTAGTACGGGCTTTGCGTAAGGCTCTTTCCTTAGCAGCGTCGATAATCATGAAGGGCTGAGCGTTCATAAGTACGCTAGCCTAAATATGATTAGTAACACCGCCATAAGAAGGTAAGTACGGAGTAAAGTGTCAGGATGTTCTAAAGGGTTTCTCATGTGACCTGCTTAAGTTTATCAAGGGGTGAGGCTTCAGAGGTAACGCCATAGGATTTGAGCCTTTCGTCTAATTCCTCGTCAGTCATGCCTTTGACCTCGTGGGTTATAGTGGTCTCTACAACTGTCATCTCTTTCCAGACTGCCGGGTGCTTAGATTGTAACCATAAACGAATAGCGCCTAAATCAGGTTGATACCGTTTTATGAATGGTACTAAAAGCTCTTCCCCTTTAAACTGGAAAATTTTAACGTCCTCTTGGTCATACCCTAAAGCGAGTTTAAGAAGTGACCGGGCTACTTTTCCGTCATCTTCCTTAGCACGTTCCCAAGCGTCAGCAAAATCAGGAAAAATGTCTTTCCATGTATTAATCGTGTAAATGTCTACCCTGAAAGTGTTGGCCATGCTATCGATACCTTTGCCTAAGGTGAGCATGTTGTAGGCCTCATCAGCGTACCCCGGGAGATACTTATCGACTGCGCCCTGCTCTTTATCTACTGGTTCAGGAAGCCCTAAAGCTTCCCGGTAGTATTTGTCAGCATCATCCTTGCTAACTTCGTACCACTCCCCCAAGTCTTCAGCTATCGCCTTAGGGCCATTGCCTTCTTCATGGAGTTGGATGATATAATTTTTAAGTTCTAAATTCATACTCTAATATACTAATCATCTTAAATTTTTAAAGCTGGCCTACTTTTAGGGTATAGTGAATCTGCCGGTCACCCGGTTCGATGGGGTGTTCTCTGAATGCCAAGACACATGGCACTTTTTGCAGAGGTAGGTGACCTCCATAGGTAAATCATAGTCGTGGTGGTGTGCTTGGATGTTATCCGTTGAAGGGCATATAGAGCATGTATCTGGAGGTGTTGGCCTGCGGTGGGTGAAGTAGCTACGTGACTTGTGAGCGTTAGGGTATCTTACTCTTGATTTACTCCTTACTTTTTTACCCTCATCGGTCTTCTGGTAAGCTTTACATCTAGCACCTACCTCTGCTGTATGCGATGTGTAGTAGGATTTACCGTAAACCTTCATTCTAGCTGCAATCTCTGATTTGTGCGAGGCATAGTACCCTTTCTTCTGAGAGGCAATCCCCTCTCTATTCTCAATACCATAGGTCTTATTATAAGCTTTCTTTTCTTCTTTATGTGAAGCGTTATAAGCCTTATTACATCCCTTACAGTGACTTTTAAGGCCATCTTCTTTTGATCTGTCTTTATGGAATTGGTCTAAGATCTTTGGGGTTTTGCATTTTGTACAAGTTTTCATTTCATAACTCACATGGTTATTCACTATTAAAAGTAGGGCGGCAGAACGATAGTGTGTCGTCTTTTCGAGTTGCATTCTCTAGCCGTCCTATAAGATAAAGGTAAAAGTTATTTGGTCAAATCTTTCTCATATATATTTCTAAGGGGTCTTGCCATCGTATAAAAATCCCTAGTTTTCTCTGAAAGTTCCTTTTCACCATCCGGGTTGTTGAAGTGTTGGCAGACCTCCCGGGCGACGGCGTCAAGCCCCTCTACCTCCTCTTTGTGGGCTTTGGCCCGTTTATGCAGGTGAAAGCCACCAAACGTTATCAGGGCGCAAATGACAACCCACTTAATAATAGCTAATACAGCTAAAGCTTGGACGAACCCCCAAGACGTTACAGCCCCGATAAATAACACACCAGAAACATGAGACATAAAAGGGATTTTGAAGGAAAGGGCAAAAGTAACTACTCCGCCAACCAGACCTCCAATGGTCATGTAGTGGAAAAGATAGCTAACTTCCTGCTCTAAGGTCATGATGTCACTACTCTCTGCTACTGAGGGCAGATTAGGTAACCATGATCCCGGGCTGAAGCTCGTACATGATAAAGAGGCAAAGAGAAACGCTAGGGCTATTTTCTTCGGCACGGTAACTGACCCCTTTTGAAAAGCTCAGCCAGAATAATGGCGTTAGCCTTCTGAACACGTTTCATATCGACGGGGTTATTTTTTGAGGTTTTCATAAGGTTCCTTAAATTAGGAGCCCCCCGAGGCGTAAGGGTAGAAACGTCCCAAGGGGCTGTGTGTTAACAACTCTACTATACTATGGTTTGCCGGATATGTAAACCGGGTGAGAGTTTTACCTTACTTGGGGTTTTTGGGGTTGGTGCCTACTAGATCCTCTATTAGATATGCCCTAGAGGTTAGGTATTAGATATGGCTGTTTCATGCTTAGTTGCTACATAATGCTTGGTTTTTTATCTTGTAAACTTAATAAAAGCCCAAGAGACAGCCACAGATACAGGAAAATAAAAAATAAATAAATTTAAAATATTCCCCCCTTTACTCTTTTTATATATTAATAGTTATATAAGATATAATATAAAGAATATAATAAAAACAAGCACAAAAGGTAATATCTAATACCCTATGTCTAATACATATCTTATCAAATATCTAATAACCCTTTGACTTTCTACCTACCCTAAAGTACCCTTTATCTACGGGAGGCACCGAAGATACCTCTAAAAATAACACGGAGAAAATTATGGCAGTATTCAGGGGACATAAACATTTTTACCGGTATAGTCACGCCGCAGGTCAGATATTCTGGGATGGCCCCTTACCTTACTGGAAGGGTTCAGGGGAAGTAGCAGGCACCTTGTCTGACGGCAGACGGCTACTCACTTTCTCTAAAAGTAAGAGGCATGGTAAGTTCAATATTTTTGCTCACCGCCTAAGGTGGTTCATGGACAAGAAGGAAATGCCCCCGGGCCTGATAAAGCATACCGACGGCGACATGGATAACAACAGCCTGAGCAACCTAGAAGATGTAAAGAAAGGTAATGAGGATAAAAATAAACCTCTCATATTTGAGGGGGTGCTACCTGACATCCCGGTTGTAGGACTTTGGGGTTTCCTATCTGGAGACATCCTTGGTAAAGATGACGCCCTGAAACATGCCATCAGGGACGCCCGACGGTTAGAAGAAGAGATAATCTTACTACGGTCACTACTAGAACTCTAAAAACTCCCGCCCTTCTCTCACGATTAGGGCTTTTTTGTGCCCTTAACCTAATATATTCCCATGTTTAGCCCTTGTAACCTAAGGAATAGCAGGGTATACTATATCAACAGCAACCCAAACGGAGCAACTAAGATGGATCGAATCAAATTTACGGAAGTAAGTACTGAAAGCATAAAGTCACTTAATACTGAAGAGGCTCGACTCCATTACGGTTGTGGCATTATGGGTCGAATCTGTAAATATGATTCTAAAAAGTTTTGTTTTCAGCCTAACGGCGCTGATGGATGGTCTTTTATTGAATACGGAGCGGCGGCAAAAATAAAAGCACAGCTTAAGAAAGTTCGAGAAGAATTAAAAATAGGTCGGGTAGTAGGAAGTTAATCAATGGCCCTTCGGGGCTTAACCAAATAAAGGAAACATATGAACCTTAAAAACCTCATCAAGGCCGCAGGGTACAAGAACAAAAAAGAGTACGGATGGCCTCCGGTGGAAATGTAATGAATGCCTATCCGCTTATGGTAAAGCCTACCGGGAGGCCCGTTCCTCGGGTGAAAAAGGGGATAAGCCGGTTACTAAGAAATGCACGAAATGCGGGCTACCAAGCCTCTTTTACCAGTCCAGCAAAGACGCTAAATATAACCTTAGGCAGTACTGCAAACCATGTATTAAGATTCATGGTGGCGCTTACGTGTTCAAAAGTTTACTCCTTGACCAACCCTCCGTAGGGCTTTGGGGTTATTTATCTACAAATATAACCCGCTCAGGTAGCGCAGGCCCCCTAAAGCACGCTATCCACGACCTCAAAGCCCTAGAAGAAGAGATAATCTTACTACGATCACTACTAGAACTCTAAAACAGAGAAAAATTATGAAAGAAGAAAATAAACCCTGCGAGACTTTTCAGGATAGGCTATTATTTGAGACACAAGACACTGCAGAGAGGTTAAATAAGCTCAACGTCTTTATGGGGTCAGATGGTTTTATCGAACTTGATAGAAAAGATAAAGATCTCCTATATGAGCAGCAAAGAGTAATGAGCAGGTATGTCCAGATACTGGGGCAACGGCTAGAATCTTTCGGTGAATCTTTCAAACATAAGTAAAAAACTCCCGCCCTTCTCTCACGATTAGGGCTTTTTTGCGCCTTAATCACACAAAACCTAGTAAATTCCCATGTTTAGCCCTTGTAACCTAAGAAATAACGAGGTATACTATATCAACAGCAACCCAAACGGAGCAACTAAGATGGCCTTTAACTTTACAGTAAAACAGGACGCAATCGTCAAAGAGCTAAGCAGCACAGTTATTTCTAGCGGTAAAAAGGCTCTCTATCTTCGCATGGAGGTTAATGAGAAAGGCGGCGCCCACCTAGATATGGCAGTTAAGGACGAAAACGGCTACGCTCGCACTGTGACAATCTACCTATGTTTAGACAGCGAGTATGTAATGCGCCAGCAGTTCGCCACCATAGGTAAACGTATTAACCTGAAGAGCAAGACGAATGCCACTATGGTCGAGAGCATCATCACTAAGCTGCTAGATTTTTACGATTAACCGCAGCCCTTCGGGGTTTAACCAAATAAAGGAAACATATGAACCTTAAAAACCTCATCAAAGCCGCCGGGTACAAGAACAAAAAAGAGTTTGCCGAGGACATCGGCATGGCCCCGGAGACTGTCTATGCGTGGAAGGACAACCCACCAACGTTAGTAGTTAAATTTTTAAAGGAGAAAATCAAATAATGGCTAAATTACCTAAACTTGAAATTGAGCTCAGCATAAAAACGTCGGCATCCCTAGACGTCTTGGCAAAAATGCAAGCTCTCATACCTCATGTAGAAAAAACCCAAGATGGACTAGCTGCCATCAGGGCCATGGGCATAGCAGCCCATAACTTTGAAAAATGTTTAACTGAGGAAGGCTAGGATGACTGATCAAAATAAGTTCATCGAGCTATACAAAGGCTTTGGGATTGATTGTAAGGTCAATGGTTCAAGCGATGGAAGCAAGATGATAATATTGGGTTATGATTGTATCGGCATCAATCCGAATGATGATGATCAAACTTTTACAGAAAGTGAGAAATTTACAGGGTACGGTGGTTTTCATACTCAAGTAATTTTCGATGAAAAAGGTAAATTTGTAAAACAAGGATTCTGGGAATGAATGAAGACCCCTATAAAATGCTCACTCAAGAGGGTGGTGATTTTAACGGCAAGCACTTCAACAGCATTATGGAGCTGTTCGCCAGCCTCGGTACACAGATCGTTTGTGGTGCCTCAACTAAGAGTGATACTTATTCATGGCATAGGGAGTTCAGTAAGCAGGAAAAGAAGGCCAGTAGAAAGAAGAACAAACTAGAACGTCAGAGAAAAAAGAAGGGTAGAAAATAATGAACCAGACTAATCCACATTTCACACAATGGAAGAACCTCACACCAGAGCAGCAGGCTGACCATGACTTTAAGAATTATGCTTATGAATATCAAAATGCTGTAAAAGGCTGGTCTGCAAAAGATGAAACACGCCCGGAGAACGCTCACATCGTCTACCGCCTGAAGATAGAGCCGGAGAAGTTTTACTATGTTGAAGAGTCAGAAGATGAAGTCTGGAAGATATTAAAAGGCTCTGAGATAAGCCCTATAAATACATGGCCAGTCCTCCGCCCTGCCAAACCTTCAGAAATTCCTGAACTGATTCCTACAGGTGAAGACCTCGTCGGCTTACTCTGCGGGGTGAGTAACCAAGGACTTGATACCGCCAAGTCTCACTCCATTGATTTTACTAGGGTTAAGGTTATAGAGTCTTTCGACGATGGCGCTTATGAAACGTACGACGCCGGCTGGCTACATGCCTACCCTGTCCGCCTTAAAGATATAGAAAGTAAACTATGGAGCCCTGAGTAATGCGTATTCCCTATTTCATGGGTGCGACAGCCTACCATGGAGCGTATGGCGAGTTTCGCCCAGTAACAAACTTTAGCCACTCAACCGGGTTTAAGGGTGTAGGTGGTAAAGGGCACTCAGGCTCTAAAAAGAAAGTCCTCAGCAAGAAGAAGAGAAAAATCTTTAGAAAGAAAGGAAGAAATTAAAATGATATTCACTACAAAAGCATTGTGTTACCCCCTTATGAGCTTCAACCCCCATTTAAATATAGCCAAAGCCCTTGGTGACGTTAATTTTTATGACGCGGTACCATTAACCAAGGTGTTAGAGAATACCGGCTTAGACTTCACTCTGCAGGTACTCAACAACGCTTCAGCAGGGGACAACAGTAAGCTTAGAGTTAAACTAGGTTCAGCCTTCTCTGCCCGGGCTAGAGCTGCCATCTTCCCTCCCGGAGACCCTGAAGCCTACAACATCGCCATGCCAGTAGCGTCAGCCTGCGGTCTCTTTGTAAACGGTGACATTAGTATTGATAACCTGAAAGACATCACCCGTGTTGCCCGTGAGCAGGTTGACCGCCAACAGTGGCAGGCTACCCCAGGTGAAGAGATTTACAAGGATGCCTACCGGGACGCCTACCGAAAGCCTAAAGACATCACTGACCAGCTTAAGATTGAGATGGCGATAGCCTCCAGTGTTGAGAGCTCAGACACCCACTACAAACGGGCTAACTACTGGGCGATACTGTCATCCATAGCAGCCGCTGAAGAGTGTGTAATCTTCGCATCTGAATACTCCCTCAAGTCAATCAGGTCCTTAGAGTACTCTAAAGTAGAGGACCCTGAGCTGCGTGCAAGAAGGTCAGCACTTGCCATGAAGATCGAGCGGGAGGTACAGAGCGACCTTCTTAAAGGGTTCTTGGTACCATAAACCCTTGATATTAACACAAGTTGTGGAGCCCACTACCTTTGTCAATACTGACGCAATAACCCACGGATCCACAATTTGTGCTTAAAAAGATGATGGCCAACGTTGAAACCAGACGACTATGAGTTAATATTGAGTCAAGTTTTGGCGCCATTTGGTACCGAAGTTTAGTTCAATATTAACGCAAAGTGAGGACGATCGCAAAATGGCTACAAAATGGAATCCTGATTTTACAATGTTAATGCGTGGGAAAGGGCGCAAGAAGTCATGGAAGCTTGAGTATTTCCGGGCTTCTAAGTTCTCTACCAGTTTTTGGGAAGCCGACGCAAACCTCTTTCGTTTACGGGTCAACCGAAAATGGTGCGGGAGAACCAACGGCCACCCCTCTACTTTTACTTATGTTTCGATCAACACCTCTATGCCACATATCGAAAGAGTTATACAGGACGCTTTGAAATGAGCGCCGATATAGAGTGCCCAAACTGCAAGCACCCCCAAGAGATCTGCCACGATGACGGTCAAGGGTATGAAGAAGACCAGTTGCATGAGCAGTGCTGTATTTCATGCGATTATGAGTTTAAGTTTACTACCTACACAACTTTTACTTATACCCCTTATTGCGCAAAGCCTGAAGACCACGATATGGAAGAAACTACTATAAAGGGATTCTATCACTGCACAAAATGTGAATCCACCGAATTAAGAGACGAGGTGAGCAAGTGAGTGTATCAATCGAAACTATCATAACTTGTGACTTTCTAGGTCGAGACTGCGAGGGCAATTATGCCCGTGGTGATCAACGCCACCTTACAGCGAAGGACCAAAGGAAGAATTTTAGATGGCATGAGAAAAGAGGTGACACCTACTGGAAGCACTCTAAAGGAAAAGACTACTGCTATGAATGCTGGTGTGAGATAAACAAATGACCCAGTTTATTTGGAATCAGTTTGGCGCTTTCCTCATCGGGGTTGGCGTAGGTTTTTGGATGAAAGATAAATGTAAAAAAGAGGTTAAGGAATGAGTAAGTACACAACTATCAATTTTCCGACAGACCCAGACAAGGCGCTCATGGTCTACACTGCGGCAGAGTCATGCACAGAGAGGCAGCCGAATAGCTTAGAGGTTCTTTGTATTCAGCTATATAAAGAAATCAAAGCCGACAAGAAACAGACCGTAGACGAAGAGTTTATCGAGAATATGGTCGAGGCTGAGCTAGACCGCGACCAGTACAAGAAGGCGCTGGAAGAGATCTACGAAAGGCTGGCAATGAGAAATAGCGTTGCCGAAATTCCAGATCCACTGATTACTATAGCAAAGGAGGCTTTGAAATGAGCAAACCAATAACAAAAGAACAATCCAGAGACCAGCTACTCGGCGCTATTAAATGCTTGGCAAGTTACTGGGGTCGTGTGGGTAAGACCCCTAAAGAAGCCGCTGAGGGTATGGCCTTCTCAATGCTGAACATCTTTGATGGTACCGCGGGTACGTTTGACTGCGCTGTAGACTTAGTGCTCAGGCCACACCCGGAGGACAAAGAGTTCCGCGAGTCAGAAGGGCAAGACTATTTTGTGGATGGTCAGGTCATTAACGAGGGTTGCCACCTTCATGACATGTTTTATAATAGGGGGCCGGGATGAACATAAAAGAACTAAACAAACGGGTTAAAAGAGTCATTGACCTCGATATTAAATTTGATGCTGCTTGCAGTAGTGCCGCTGAGTTAATCCAAGAAGTAGCTGATTTTGATTTGAGTGTCGGCCCTGTATCAGGTGATGGTGTTATAGTTCTGAATAATGAGGCTGCAACCGTGGCAGGTATACGGGAGTGTTTAGCAGTGATCAAGAAGACTGGAACGCTAACCGAAGATCAGCATTGTGAGATGACATTCTAATAAAAAACCAGTCAACGCAGCGGAAAACAGCAGAGAGGGAAGGATGAGCAAAACAGTAAAGCAAGTTATAGCGATGCTCAGGAAACAGGACCCTGAAGCGATCGTAGTTTTTAGAGATCATGACCAGAGTGAGGATGAGTTCAACGGATTTGTCAATATTGTAGCGCCTAACTACATGCCTCTTCTTAGGACTGATCATGAGAAGTTAGTAATCTTGGAGGAATAAATGAGCAGGGCAGGGAGAGGACTAAATAAGATAAACAATAAGGGTTTGACATCTGCCCCGGGATGTGTTATACTGGGCTTAGGCATTTGATACTGTCTTGAAAACAAATTATTGACACAATTTACCCGCACTATCAGGGAGCTTTCGCAATAGAGCTTGTATCAACTTGATTTTAGCGGGTTTTTTTATGGAAAAATTTACGCCAGTAAGTACACTAATTTATCAGGCTGGGGCCTTACGGTCGGCCATCGTGAGGGGGGTTTTTACTTCCTTTTTTCCCTTCCCCAGCCTACCTTTTATTAAAACGGGAACGCAAAAGGAATAGCATGAAGTCCATTTGGTTTGGTAATAAAGTAGCAAACGTTAAGAACATAGAACCTAGAAACTTTACATTCGAAAGTTTTGTAAACCATTTAAAATCCTCAGTAGAAAGAATCCCCGAAACCGTAGAAGAGTACCACGCCTTGCAGAAGATGGAGAGAGCCGTCATAAAAGATGGCCGCTACTTCTGCTCAAGTACTTTTATCTCGCCAAGCCGCAGAGATACCAACTGCGCACTCATTCAGATAGTTTGTATCGATGTAGATGACCCGGCTCATGTTCAGTACCTCCAGCCGGACTACCTTACCGGAGCCCTTGAAGGTTTTTCTTGGTGTGTTTACTCTACATTGTCCAGTAAGCCAGACGCCAAGAGGTACCGCCTTATAGTTGACGCTGACGGGGCCATACCAAGTAACTACTACCCACGTGCAGTAGCCTCAATTTCTCAACTGATTAACCTTCCACACACCACCACTGAGTCCTTCACCTTATCCCAGCCAATGTATACCCCTAAAGCCTGCGCGGATGCTGACTTCGAGTTCTACTCAAGCCTAGATGGTGACACTTTCAAAGAGTCAAACATCGATTTTAACTTAGATGTTGGTGGTGGTCGAATGACCTTAGACGATGCTGGTGACCTTGGCGGCTTAGAATTTTTAGAGAGACCTCTTGACATTACCCGGGAAGAAGCTGAAGAAGCGCTAACCTTTTTACCTGCAGATTGCGGGCTTAAAGAGTGGGTTAGAACTGCAGGATCGATCAAGCACCAATTCCAAAACGATGACGAAGAAGGTTTCCAAGTGTTCCATACTTGGTCAAGACGGGCAACTGATAAGTATGTCAGTGAGTCTGACTGCGCCAAGACCTGGAAAACCCTCAAGGCCAACCCTAATAAAAAGCCCTCAACCTTCGGGACGGTATTTTATTTAGCTGCTGAAAATGGCTGGAAACGGGAGTCAATCAACGACAGTGAGTACGGTGAGATTCTATCTCTTATTGATAAAGGTGGTGACCATGTCCAGCTTACTAAGAGTATCCCGGATAAAATTAGGCAGGTTGCTTTTTCTGCTGGTGACTTTGAGCTGCTAGTAGGGTTGCTGCAGAAGAAAATAAAAGAAGCCCTGAACACCGCTATGCCTATAGCCGTCCTAAGAAAAATGTGTAAGTATGACCGGTCCGCTGACATCTACGAAACTGAAGATGGTGTCCTAGTTGATGGTAAAGCTGAGATTATGGCATGGACAGACGGCTTTGTATACCTAACCTCAACCGGGGAATACTTCAATAAAAACGCGTGTGAGAGCTACAAGCCTACGGTGGTTGACAGCATGTATAGAAAATTTATGAAGGTTGCTTCGAAAGATGGCACCCTAAAGACCATAGGCCGGGCGAGTGACTATTTAGACTCAGAAGCTCAGGTCCCGATAGTAAGAGGTTGCCTCTATCACCCGGGAAAGGCTAAAGAGTTTAAGTTTCATGGTGGTACTTATGTAAATGTGTATCAAGATTTTTCACCTAAGGGGAAGCCAGACGCTCTCATCCTTAAAGAAACTACCCGGATACTTGACAATCACTTTAACCTATTATTAACTGGGCATGACCGGGATAACGTTAAATACTTCCTAGCCATGATAATTCAGAACCCCGGTGTAAAATTACGCTGGAGCATACTCTTACAGGGGCATTATGGTAATGGTAAATCTTTCTTAGCCCAGCTAATGGGTAAAGCCATGGGCGGACATGTGAACTCAGTTGACGCGTCCAAGCTTAAGGGGCAGTTTAACCCTTTCGCTACTGGCTCCCGCTTGTGTGTTCTGGAAGAGATGAGGCTAAACCGTAATGAAAGTGACGAAATTATGGAGAAGCTCAAGACCATGGTGGCAAATGAAACGGTAACCATTGAACGAAAAAACCGCGACGTCGTAGAAGTCCCCAACGTTACCAACTACCTAATGTTGACTAATAGCCGGACATCTCTTCAGATAAATGAAGGGGACCGCCGGTACTATTTAGTTAAGACCCGCCAACAGAATGAAGGCCACGTCTTCCGGGACATGCCAGAAGAATACTTTAATGAACTCTTCAAGGCCCTAGGCAGCCCAGCCGCATGCCGTCAGTACTTCGAGAATATAAAAATTCCTGACTCATTCAATATTAACAAGATGCCTAAGGCGGACCAACAAGTCCGGGATATGTTTATAGAAACCTCAAAGAGTGATATCCAACTAGCAGTAGAAGAGATCCTCAAGGAAGGGATGACACAAAGGCTGATTGTGAGCTCTACAACGATATTCACTACTATCAGGCAGGACATGGAGGGCCGCTTCGGAAGCCTCAAGATAAGCAACTCCTCGGTAAGCCGCGTGTTAATTAACTTAAATTTTACGAAGCTACCAAACAGAGTAGGGATTAGTGGGACCATGCACACCCTATGGTATGACCCGGACCATGTAAAAGTTAATGACACCTCTGCCCCCGTCATACTCAGCCTTTATAATGAGCTCAACGAGCTTCACGACCTTTAGT